GCCTCGATCTCTCCACCAGTCTTGAAGATGACGTTGTCACCACCATCAACCTCAAAGATAATCTGGTTGTCGGTCCCGAACTTGATCCGGTTGTCTGCGTCTCGACCAATCTCAAGGCTTGCGTTTACTACAGATGTGATGCCAGTTTGTGCGGCATCCACGGTGAACGTGAGGTCGAATGGGTCTGCATCTGTACCGTTGTCGGTATCTGTAAAGTTGGTTGTCAGACCAGATCCGATGAACTTTACTTCCTTACCGTTGGATACGGTGACCTCCGTTCCGTCGTCGTCCTCCAGAACCCAGTTGTCCATGGAACCGCCGCCCGAAGTTTGAGCGTCAACGTATGCCTTGATGCTTTGTTGGGTTGCCAGTGCCGTCGCACTGTTGCTGGTCATGTTGTCTTCGTCGTTGATCGCAGTGACTGTGGCACCGCTCGCGAGCGTCAGACTGGTGTTGGCTGTGATGCCGCCACCATCAGCGATTGTGATTGCGTCGTCGCCATCGGTGAATGAAACCTTGGCGGTTTTTACCTCTCCGGTTGTGGAGATGTCGCCAGACGCTGTGATTGCGCCCGTCTTGAGGGCAGCGTCAGTGAGTGTGAGGTCACCAGTAGAAGCGCCCGTGGCGGAGGTGGTGGCAAACGTGACCTTGTCCTCACTCTCGTCGAATCCGAGAAAAACGTTGGTGTCGCTGCCGCGCTCAATGATAATTCCGGCGTCGCCGGAGGCCGATCCAGTTCGACCAGAACCCAACTCAATCAGTTGATCTGCTAATGTAGTATTAGATGTCGATACTGTTGTGGTCGAACCGCTTACGACCAGATCCCCAGAAATGCTGACATTGCCATCGGCATCAGCCTGAAGCGACGAATCAAACAAACTACCTACAAGATTTCCGCTGGTGCTCATTAGCCTCTCCAGTTCAGTCGAATGTTGGCGGTGCAAGTTCCTGTGTCGGTCTTTGCAACGACAAACAAGGTACCACTCGTGGTCGCTGAAACACCCGAATCAAAGTGATAGTCTTTGTTGACGGTAAACACCACCGCACCATCAGTTGCGGTAGCCAATCCGGTGCTAATTTTTTGTGTCGCGCCCGCAAGATGGAAGCTTGTGATTGGAACATCACCCGCGCTGTCACGCGCGAGATAGAGAGTGATGTCATCGGCAGAACTTGCGATCGAGCTAATTTCCAACTCAACCGACTCCAAAAAGATGTCGTTTGGAAGCGATGAAGACTGCGGAGAATTTGTTGAATCTACCGTGACCGCATGAACCGTAAACGTACTGGTAAGGCTTGCCGCGTTCTTGTAAGCGTATCCAAATCGTGTAAACTGAGTGATTGCCATGGGTGGTCCTCAAATTGTGCGTTTAGTGTAACACTAATCTCTATAGATCAACAGGCTCGCCAGCATCGTACTGACGGAGCGTCTCATTTTGTTCTTCGGGCTGTTGCTGCTCCAACCGCTCCCTCTCAGCTTCCATAGCGCGCCGACGGATCTCGCGCTCCACAGCATCCGAATCAACCTCATCGTCGCCGGTAATTTTATCCACCGTACGCTCGAACAAACCGGGTCCCGGCAACGACACTTTCTTCTTGGCGTCCAAAAACTCTCCGCGACCGCTCGCTGAGACTTCTTCTTTTTGTCGATACGTCAAGTTTCGGGCCAACGCATCTCTGTCTATTTCTCTGGCATCGACACCGACCGCCGCACGTATCCGTCCAAGATAACGCTTCAGCCCTTCCTCGGACTGCTCGGCTGCGGTGGGCTGCATTTTTAAAAGTGCTGAATTTAGTTCTCCAAGAGGTGAGTTATTGATCACCAGTTTCGCGATTCCCGGAGGAAGAAAGTAGTTTTTCTTCGCCGTCAAAACGCCTTCTCCCTTGAACTCACCCTCTTCGATTATCCTGAAGTCTTCTGCAACTTTGCTTTCTTTAGCGTCCAACTCAAGCACATCAAGATTCTGAGCATCGAGCATCATTGCAATGACAGGATGAATCCGAACCGGGGCACCCGCTTGAGTCAGGCCCAAGGCTGCAAGTGCGTCGCTTGCCAACAGAGCCCTGTCGGGCTGAATCAAATCCAACGCAGGACGCAAAACACTAAACAGATCTTGTCCGTCATCCTCATCCGTAAAGTATTCAGGGCCAAACTTTCGAAGCTCTTCTCCCATGGCAACAAACGTTGCACTGGTCAGATAGGCGTGATTGAAGCCTGACATGAATCCTTGCTCAGGAAGCAAGAGTGAAGTGAACGGTGTGTCTCCGTCGCCCGACCGAAGCTTAGCGCGGATAAACTTGTCGACGTTCTCCGTCATACTCACCGGAATACGAATCGATGCTCGACGACGATCATATTCTGGAACAAGTGTTCGGTCAGATCGGAAGCGAACAGCCGTAGGGGCCGGAGCAAAGTTTGGATACGCCTTCTTCAACGCTTCCGTTCGAGCACGAATAAACGTTCCGTTCTGGTAGCGGCCCTGACCGCCACGAATAAACAGTTGGACCTGAGAGCGAATCTCTTCTGGAACCTTGCCTAAAGAACCAAACTCTTCGGCCAGATCTCCCTTGATCAACTCGTAGACATCTCGCTGTTCATTGTCGAGTTGATTTACGTCAACGCCCATGGGGTCTACCATGTCGTTGTACAACATTTCACTGATAAGTTCGGTACCTCCCATGTACGAGCGACGAAGAACGCCAAGCCGATACGCCCCTCTCGGACTCAAGATGGTGTCCAGCAGTTGACGGTTTGCGTTTTTCTGGAATGCCCAGAACGGGAAGAAAATGTTGACCAGCCAATGACGGTCAATCTTCGACATCGATCCAGCGTAGTCATACAACGCATCGATCGTGACTCGCGCAGCAGTTCGAGAGTCGTAGCCCATGCTCATCAAGGTGACCATCGCACCCAGTCGCTCACGCTCACCCCAAGCTTCTGCGATGTCTTCAGAGATCTTCGCAAGATCACCGAACTGATTTGTCACAGGCGAAATCACCTTGCCCAGTTCTGGAATCTTTCCAAGCAATCCAGATTCATTTGCTTGACGTGCAAAGTCTTCTCCTGCCAGTCGAATCTTCGTACCCAATTGACTTGTATCAAATGACGCAAAGATTCCGTAGGCCAGAGCATCCTCTCGAATCTGTCGATACGACACAGGAGCACCGTTCACGAGCACAAACCCTTCTCGACCCTCAAGAATATCATTAACGTTAGGATTCCACTTTGACTGACGCATGAAACCAGAGGCAAACTTTGCTGCTTTGTCTCCGCCTCGCTGAAGGTTTCGGCGAATCTGTTCTGCCGCATCATCGCCGACAAATGGTGTTTTCTGCGCGGTAAACAATGCCAGTTGAGCAATCGGGTTCGACAGAACATTTTGCGGCATCAAGCGTACTGTGGATACAAACGCGGGACCAAACCCTGCAACCATGGACATTTGGTTGAAGTGGTCAAACGTGTTCATCCAAAAGTATCGACTCTTCAGCAAGAAGTGACCCCGAACCATACGAGTCTTCATGTACCGAAACGTCCATGCAGCAAAGAACTCACGAGTTGTTCGCGCCGTAAGAGCACCATCCGCTTCGAATGAGTTGTATAAAGACTCCATCAAGTTTTTTGCGCCAATCGCATCACGAACTTCTGGATCAAGGGCTTGCTCCAAAGCCAAGCCCAACTTTTCTCGGGCAGCCCTCGGGACGTAAGAGGTTGTTCCGTCAAGGTTCGCAGCTTCAACAAACCGTGGATTAAATCCAAAGATTTCAAGCATTTCTTGTACTTCGGCTCGATGCTCAATGGTGTCTACGGCCTCCCCCACAACCAATCTCTTGAAGTTGGTTGCGACTTCTTCACTCTTGAGAATGCCAAGCTTGCCCCAGTCTTTTCGGGCCGCATCTGCTTGGCCGTGCGCTGCCATCAAAACAGAAACACGCCCTCTTACAGGCTTGTCCTTGAACGTCTTGAGGGGGAATATCTGATCGACATCGTTCAAGAAAGTCTCAAGCTTTGTTCGAGAAGCATCTGCGACACTCATGCCCTTCACAACATCGTCAATGCTCTTCCCCCCACGCTGGATGGCCCCCGTCATGTAAAAGATTGCTTCCATCAAAGCTGAATGTTGCGGAGTCAGGTCAGTGTCGGGGTTAAAGAGTTCCGCAGAAGCAAACATGTCTTGGACCAACTTGCTACTCTTCGGATCAAAGATGAATTTTTGCATAAACTCGTCTGCTTGCGCAGGAGTAAACCCTGCATCTTTGGACGCAGAGGGCGAAGCGTCGAACCTTTTTGGGTCCTGCCTCATCAGAAAAGCTTTCAAATTCTCCACACCTATTGGATCAGAACTTGTCGCAGCCTCCAAAGATCGACGAATCGCGGAGATAGCAGATGACGCTTTGTCATGACCGGCACTCAAAGCATTTCGACCACTCTTGAATGTGATTGTAGGCTCGCCAATCATGAATCGAAGGAACTCATCCTGTTGATTCTCAGACAACAACGTGACGGAATCACCGATCACTTGCTGCACCTTTCTCGTCCCGTCTAAGACAACTTCTCGAATCGCAGGAGGCAGATTCCGAAGATCCTCAATCGAGTCCCCGCCAATGTATATGTTGCGCGCAATCTTACCTACAGCTTTCCCACCTGTGATCAGTTGATCGACTCGCTGCGATGGAGTCAACTCTTTGATGGCCCGATCGTTTTCGAACTGCGGAAGCCTGCTTGGAGCTTGTTTTACGTATTGCTCTCGCATGCGAAGAGCGACTGCACCATCTGCAAGTTCTTCCAACGTATACGTTTGCTTGGCCTCACTTGCACCAAACCCACCAAGGTTTACTGGACCCGGCAACTCAACCACCGCATCAGACGGTCTGCCTTGAGCATTTGCATCTACGGCATCTTGGAACTTTTTCAGGAGCGTCTCACGATCTATAGGGTACCCAAGTCGCGTAGATTCACGAACAATGTGATCAAGAACACTGGATTTGCCCCCAGCCCCCATGTCTTTAAACAACGCTCGCTTGACCATGTTGGACAAGTTTCGAGCCGAAAACTGACGCGGATTCTCTTGCTTCAGTAAGGAATCAAACACCTCGGTAATCTCTTTACTGAATTGCAGATCTTGACCCGTATCTACGCTGGCGTTTCTCGCTGCCGCATAGTTGCCGGTTACAAACCTCTTTACCTTATCAAAAGTCGTATCGAGATCATCTGATGGAGGGGGCCTGCCCTTCGCGTACTCAGAGAACGCCTTGGCAAACTCTTGCTCTGCTCGCTCTACTTCCATCGCATCGTCTGCAACAAACCGAGCCCCCTTGTGACCCACATTTATGCCACGAGTCTTCAACCACGACACCAACGAACCCATGTTTTTGTCCGTCAACTCTCGCCTTGCGATACGATTGACCGCCAACATAAAGTCTTCGACGGTAGCTGACTCACCCATGGCTCGAATCACTGCTTGACCGTCTTGAAGAAACTCCACCAAAAGAGGGTTGTTCGGGTCAATCTGAACAACATCATCGACAACTTCTTCCGCGCCCGCAAACTTCCGTGCGTCCAAGACATCATCACTCAAGTCTTTCACAACATCCGCAGGAAGGACAAACTGAATTGCCTCGTTGCCCTGAGCATCAAGCACTGTTTGACGCTCAAATGGAACCCCATTGTCAATCATTCGAGTATACGCGCGAACTGCATCTGGCTGAGGATTCATGCCACTACGAAATCCCAAACCTCTCTTTCGTGCGACCTTTACGGCTTCGAGGTACATCGCTGTCGCTATACCTTGACCACGTAACTGTTCGGGAAGTTCGATTGATTTCATCTCAATGAATAAAGGTTCACCCTTTTGACTTTTTCTGACCTTAAATACCAGTCCCGGAATGAAATCCAACTCTTCTGCAAGCTCAATCGTTTCAGCCGCACGACCTTCAATGGTTCTTCTAAAGTTTTCAAGTTGAGCTATTCGTAAGTCACGAATCGACTCGGCCTCAATCAGTCGAGCTTCTGCCAAGTCTCGATTGAATATCCGAGCACGAACACTACCAATGTTTAAAATTGATGTTTGATCAGACGCTTCGATCATCGAGTTTATGATGCCTCTCGGCTCAGAGGCCCTTCTCCTCTCATTCTCAATAATCGCGTCAATAAGCTTAGCCTTAGTCAACCGTAGGTAGTTCTGTACTCCACGACTTTCGGCCAAAGATTTTAGATCTTTTACAGACTGTTTGTTCAAAGTTTCAGCATCATCGATAATACGAACAGTCAACCCACCGGCTTCTTCGATTCGATTTAGTTCATCAAGAGCATCATCAAACCTACGCTGAGACTCAATCACACCAGCTTTCAGAGTCTCGTACTCCTGAGCGGCTTCTGGATTCCGCGCCAGATATTCGTCAGGCAAAAACGTCTTTTGTTTTTCGTTTTTTGTAATAGCCTCAATCAAGTCAGCCTTACGCATCTTCGAGTAACGCTTGATTCCGCGCTGCTTGGCGATACTCTTGAGGGCCTTTACAGTTTTTGTCGCCAGATCAGCAGTAAAGTCTGACATGTCTTCAGCTTCAATACGCCTTGCCAGATTTTCTGCAAAGTCACGAACCTCTTTTGTCGTCAGCAGTTCTTCGTCGAACGCGAGCTTTGAGATTTGAGGTTTGGTGGCAGGGGGAGCCGTGGCAACCGCAGGTTTTTTAGTGGGGGCAATGAGGCCTTTGAAGCGCGTGTTGTAAACGTTGGCGACAGTTGTGTTGGTGTCGTCGGCGATTTGTCGCATGACTTCGTCAAGTTGGCGCGCAACTTGTGCTGAGGCGGTGCCTTTGAGGGCGGGATAGATTTCTTCAATCTGATCCTTGAAGTCCAAAGCTTGCGCTGAGATCTTGCCCAAGCCAATCTCTTCGTACTTGTTTGCAACGCTGGTTATGATGGGCTCAATCTCAATCTTCTCAAGCTTTGCAACATCGCTACGTTGAATCGCATGAGCCGCAGATCTGGTCTCCAATGAAGCCGAAATGCTTCGAATCGAGTCAGCCAGTGCCTCCCGAATCTTGGCTCTTGGCGGTAGCTTGACTTTCAATCGAGGTGCGGCTTGCTGAGCATCTTTTGCCACTTTGTCGACTTTCTTAGCCACAAAATTGTTTGCTCGTTTCAGGGCTTCGTCGCTCAACTCAAACCGAGCGAGTATCTTTCCAATTTCGTCGGACACAGACTGAGGCGCGTCAAGCAATGCTTTCGCGGTGGCGGGCTTTGACAGATACGTGAGCAGTGAAGCTTGCGCACCCAATACGTCATCCACGTTTTTAGTCGCGCCTAAATCTTTACTGATTGCCTTACTAATCCCTTCACGCAACTCTTTCAGTTGAGCTTTAATTGGATTCCTTAACTTTGCGGCCTCCAAAAGTTCTTGATCTGTGCTCGTATTAAACTTGTTGATCGCCTGCTTCAGACGCTCAACCCTGTTCCGAGTTCCTAGAATCTCGTCGTACGAAGCAAGTTGAGACTCAGACAATGCTTCGTCACCGGCACGAAACTCAAGTCGTTGATACGAAGGATGGAGGTAGTCTCGGCGAGTACCGAATTCACTGAAGCTAAGTGCGTCATCAAACTCATCAGAAACTCCTGACGGAGACATGGTCTTCACATCTTTGGAAAGCCGCTCACCAATTCGACCATCGACAATGTCAACGTTTCTCATTTGCTGTGAAATCAAACCACGAATGTCTGCTTCTGATTTATCTGCCTTCGCCAAAGACTCTTGGGCTTGAGTCAGAAGATCCATGGCTTCTTGATCTTGTCCCGCACGGAACGAGTCTTCGGCGCGAACCATCAAAGTTTGTGCCTCGGTAAGTTGAAGGGCTGCATCCTCCATCTTCGGCAACACTGTGGGTAGTGTGCCCTTGAGCATACGTTTCGCAACCATTGACTTGGCTAAATTACGGGACGTATCTACAGCTTTGGCTAAACCTAGCGTAGGGTCGGGCATCAGAATATCAATGACCAGACCAAACGTTCCGTACGCCGCAGCTTTGAGGTCGCTGTTTTTGGCTCCTTCAGTAGACAAAAGCGCCTTCATAAAGGTTCGACGATCGTTCAAGCCTTCAATCGTTCCCTCTTTTACAGCCTCGAAGAGAGTCTCGTCTTCAGGACCTTTTGAGATTCGCTCCGTGACACCGGCTCCAATCGCCAAAAACGAATCCATAAGGTTGAACGTCATGTCCAAACCGGACTCGGCCCGATACACTGGGGTGCTTCCATCCTTACCCAGACCAATCAACTGAACTCGTTGAGACAACAGGGCATCCCCAAACCGCGTAAAGAACGGATCATCCTTTGATGCACGCTCAAGACCAAGCGCCCCCTCGGGATCGATAAACGAGTAGTCCAAAAAGGCCCCGGTACCGAGTTTGCCTGTAGTTACGTACAGAGCAGCATGTTTGAGATTCCGCTTGAAGATTTCTTTTTTGAGAATGCTTTCTGGTGAACCTTCTTTCTTTGAAGCCTCAACAAATTCAGATACCGTCTGGCCCCGTCGTTTGGCTAATCGTTCAATGTCATACTGAGCACCTTGATCCACCAGCCTTTTGACGCCATCAGACTCAGACATTTGATGTTGAATCTCAGACGACTTGGTTTCTATGTCAGCAATCAATTTGCGAATGAATCGAGCGCGGTCTTTTTGGTCAGGATCGGTAACAGCGTCAGGATTCGTCAACTGCTCTCGCATTGCCAGTGCTTTGTCGAACCCTTCTGAGCCCTCTTTGAGGACGGCATCCATAGCGTTGCCAGTCTCAAAGTCCTCATCAACAACAACTTTGGGCACATCACTTTCTTTGAACGCAAGTTTACGGGCCAGTTCCAGTTGCTTCTTTCTTTCCGCAGCAGATACTCGATTTTTCTCGCCGTAAATCGTTTTACTCTGATCATAGACACGCTTGGCCGCTGTCAGAAACTTCTGACGCTCACGAATCTTTTCTTCTGACTGATCCTTGGGCCGCTCAAAGTTGACCATGAACTCTCGAACAAGTTTATTCTCATCCGCATCTTTGTCTCGAAAACCTTCAAGTTCGGGACGCTCTTTGATCGCCTTGATGATGTGGTCCAACTGGACCTTGGGGTCTTTCAACTGCTCTACGGAGTATCCCTTACCCTCTCCAACCTTTCGATTGAACTGCCACACACCGTAGGACTCTTCATCGTCATTGACCCGCTGAGCGTTAAAGTCGAGCTTGCTTTCAGCAAACCCGTTTGCGAGCACAGCACGGGCTTGTTTCTCTGACAGTCCAGCATCCAGAAACTTCTTGTACGTAATCGCAGCAACGGCTGTTTGGCGTTTCGTAGGATCTTTGATTTGACTGAACACTAAGCCTTCGAGCGGATCTGTTTGTTGAGCCTCTTCGTCGGACACATCAAGTCGCTTCTCGCCCTTCAACAGTCGATTCACCGCTTTCTTTCGGATGTCAACGCCACGTTTTTTGACGGCATTAAGCTTGACTCCTGCCTGCCTCTTGTCCAGCCCCAAACGGGCCACCATCCCTCCTTGCTCCAACGAAGCAAGAACCTTGTCCGAGTCTTCACCCTTACGACCTACACGGTCAACCAACTCACCAAGATCTAAACCTTGCGCTGCCGCAACTTCAACGAACTGATCGTCGGAAAGACCTAATTTTTTACTGTGGCGTGAAATTATACTCGGTAGAGATACTATGTCCTCATCGGTATCAGCGTCGGGATCCAAAGCAATTTCACGCTTTAGTTTAATGGTACCAACAAGCTTATCGATTTGAAGATCCTGACTACCAAAGTTTAAATCTTCATCTTCAAAATTAAACGTTGACTCTACCTCTGGCGAGTCTTTAGTCTGTTCAGTTTGCTCCGACATTACTTACTTGATTCCTTGTTTTTTTCGGCGTCTCTTTTTTTAATTGCTTCTTTGTAAGCCTTTTTTTCTTCGGGAGTCATGTTTGTAACAAGAGATTTTAACTGAGACCTGAATCTAGATTGAGCCGCTCCAAGTTGTTTTTGTTTTTCTTGAAAGGCAGCAACGGATTTTTCTCTTCGATTTATTTCCGTTTGAAGTTTATTGTACAGTCGAACCAATGAAGCCATAGGGTTTTCGCTGATTTCTCTGCCAAAGAAGTCTGTTCTTGTCGGCGCAACAATGCCCGACCCTGCAAGAGCTTTCTTTTCGTTTTGTATGATTGCCCGAACAATTCGTTCTTCGTCTTCTGTAAATTTCGGCCCTAAATTTTGCTTACCCGGTACGAAAGAGTACATCTTAGTCTTCGGGTCTTTTTTAAGGGCTGAACCAGACTGCCTAAGTAGATAATCTAATTTTAGTAATCGATTTTTCTTGCCTTCGATTACAGATTCATTTTCTCTAGCTTGAGTGTCTTCAGCGTCTTCAGCAGCATCAATTTTACGTTGGATATTCCTAAGACCTTCATCAATTTTAAGAGCGTCTAAACCTGCACCCGCAAAAGTAAATCCTCGCTTCACTTTCGCGTCGCCACTGTCCTGAATCTCCAGACTCGTGATCCCACGCCCAATATCATCAGAGTCAATGTCTCTCAGAGCGGCGGCGCCCCGCAGCACGTCGCCTGTCAGATAGTCAGCGGAAACACCTAATTGAACTAGATCTTTCGCTCCTAAACGCTTGGCACCTCTAGCTTTGCGGAGAGCTTCAAATCGTCCTTTAGGCCCTGTTGCAGACTTAACTGCTTCATCAAACTCAATATCTGCCGTGTCTCGAACACCTGTGTCCTCGGCGGAACCAGTGTCATCGGCAGCGGAAGGAGCAGAGCCGGGAGTAGCGGGGTCGGGAGTAGCGGGGTCGGGAGTAGTGGAGCCGGAGCCTGCAGCGTCAGCGGCAGAGGTGGCTTGTCGTGTGGCTTTGAAGGAGAGTTTCAGCATTGTGGTGCCTCACGGAACGATGTTTTCAGTAGGGGCAAACGGTGATGCTGGTGGGCCAGCCTCGTCAACAACGTCATCTTGTTTTTTCTTGAACATGACTCCGATTTTCCCGAGCGCGCCACGAAGACCGTCACGTCGAAGTGCCTGTTTCTGTTTTTTAGGGTCGGTAGCTGATGCCGCTACAGGAGGGGCGCTTCCAATAGGAGGTGTTCCGCCCGGAGCAACATCTACACCCACCTCCACTGGTGGAGGAGGAGTAGTAGGTGTGGCTGGTGCTTTGGGCTTTTGTGCTTTGGCTGCTTCCTCTGCTGCTTTGTCAGCTACTTGAGTCGTCTGCCCTGTGACCCCTTCGAACGCCTGCTCAAACTGGCTCTCATCTTCGTCAGGCTTTATATCTTCTTCTTCTTTGATGGTCGAACCCAAACTTGCCTTCGCTTTACGTTCGGCGTCAAGCTTGGCTTCTTCTGCTTCAGTCGGATCTTCAGGCAGTTGCTCAGGCAACTCAGCCTCTTGCCCATCTGGATCGATGTCTGCGAATGTCACGCCCCCAATGACCTTGCGGCCCTTGACTTGCATGCCTCCAAACGGATCTGGTCGATCCTCTGTAGACTTAAAGCCGAGGTCCTCTGGCGTGATCGCGTCACGACGCGCTTGATACGCATCGTTCATCTTCGTGTCGTCACCCTCTTCGAACCGCTTCTCTTTGGGAAAGTTCTCAATGTCCAAGTCTTTGTCGAACTCACCCTTGAGCATCGACTCAAAGTCTTCTCTCGACAACGCTGATAAAGAGCCACCTTCTCCAGCAACCCCCACTCGACGAACGGGCTTTGATTGTGCGATTGCTATCTTTTCTGCATTTTTGTCGGGATCCAAAAGCACCAGACCGTTTGGAGTGTATTCGTAGAACTTGCCTGTAGACTCGTCATTAAAGAAGTACTGTTGCGGGTCACCGTTCTCGTCCATGATGACGTGAACTCCAACGCTTTGATCCCGCACCTGCACGTCCGCAAGACGATCAAACTCTTCTTGCTTGATGTAGTTGCCTTCTGAATCAACGACGTACTTCCCATCTTTCGTAAACGCGGCACCAACCAATTCTTCTGGGTCACCAGTCATCGCGCCAAGCGTCGCCTCAGTGTAGTCCTCTCTCCGGCGCCGAGCCCTGCGAAGCCCCAACTTCGCCAACTTGTCGAGCTTCTCTTCGTCGCGGTCAAGGATGGTCACCTGCTCCAGTTCGCGAGACGGGATCATCAAAATCTTGCCCTCTTCGTCCACCATACGCAGAGTCCCCGGAGGATCCGCTGCATGATAGTTCATCCGCTCACCGGACACGCGGTTGCCATTCTTCAACTTAACAGTGATGATCTCTCCTGAGAAGACGCTCCGGTAGCCGTACTTTCTCGGCCCGCGTTCCCTCTGCTTGAAGAACGCTTGATACGCAACAGTGTCGTCTCCTCCCGGAATGTAGCCAGCCAAATCAAACTGACCATCTTCTCCGACGGCTAAATTAGTCAAATTGTCATAGCCGTGATCTGCGGCCCATTGCCTGAATCGATCATCCGCAACCGCAAAAGCAATATCATTGATCGCTTGTGTTCCTTCAGGAGTGCCTTCGAGACTACGAATTTTGGATTCGATTTGCTCAGCCTCTGTTTGAAGCTGGTCGGTGTCTGCCAGTTTATCCGTCGCTTCTTCAATGGTTGCAATGTTAACGTCCAAAAAGGAGCTAAGCGGACCAAAGTTTCGTTCAACTTGTGCCCTTGCGTCTTGAATCTGTTTATCCGTAGGGTTGTCACCCAACTTCTCAAGCGCACTTCTACTGTCTTGAATTACTTTGCGCGCGTCTCGGATTCCGTCTTGCTGTTCCTTATTGAATCGATTGTAATCGTCGGTAAAAGTAGCAATCTGAGCCAGTTGATTGGAGTCTAAGTTTGCAGAATTCCTCAAGGCTTCTATGTTTGGCTCAATTTCAAGCGTGTCGGGGTTGATGTTAAAATACGTAAACCCTGTCTCGTTCATCGCTCTTGCATAGTCTCTGAACGTCGCCGGAAAGTTCGCACTCGTCCGATCATTAAACGGTTGCTCGCCCGCACCGATTGGCGCGGTAAGCAAGCTTGTGATTCTCGACGGAGGTAAGTCAGCACTGATTCGAGACCTTTCTGAAGCGAGCTTGTTGAGAAACCGTTGATCTCCAAACTCTGCCAGCTTCTGACCTTTTTCGAAACTCTTCTCAGCGTTATCAAGCTCTTTCGTGAGCTTTGCAACGTTGGTCGAGTAGTTGCGTTGGCTCAGACCGGCAAATGTCCCCAACATCCGCCTCTTGTCTTTTTCAAAGTCCTGCCGCGCTTTGAATATCTTGAAGTTTGAAGTGGTTTGCAATTTTGCAATGTCTCGGAGAACAATTTGTTTGTCCCGACGATACCCACGAATCAGCTTTTCGCGCTCCAGATACGACATCACATCGCTAGAGTCCAAAGACTTTGCGTCAATGTTTGAGCTTTCTGCAATGATGCTTAACAATCCGTCCCACGAATCAGCCATGACTTACCTCTTATACGTCTTACTTTGGTTTATTGGGCGACCCGAATGTTTCCTTAGCCTTGGTTGAGCCCACACCAACACCAGCACCACTGACACCCTTTTGGCGCATTTTCAAAAGCTCTTTTTGGCGCTCAAACTTTTGTTGTCCGAGTGCTTGAGTCAACGCACCTTTAGCACCAAAACTCGCAGCATCTGAAAGACCGGCAGATAGCTCTTTTCTTGCTCCAAGTTGCATCTGAATATCCTGAAGGTCTCGACCATACTGACCTTCAGCCGCAGCCGCCAAACCTTCTTGACGTTGTGTCCTCAAATCGCCTGCAAGAGTCTGAACGTCTTTGCGCCCAGCAGCAGTGCTATCCTGAACAGCCTTGTTGAGTGCTGCAATCTGCTGATTGTAGTCAGCCGTCGATATGGTACCCGCAGCTTTTTGACGCTTAAGATTTTCTCGTTGAGTCTTGAATGCGCTGATACCAGCCATCTGGTTTTGAAGATTCAATTCATTCATCTGAGCAGCAGTTAGACCCAAACTCTTGTCGGCAAAAGCGTCTGAGATGTTTTGGTCTAGTGCGGCTGCGGCCTCTTGAGACCTCTTACGAGCGCGCCTATTTGCAATCCCTTTCGCGATTGCATCGATCCCTTTAGCCGCCAGACCAACGGCTAATGCTGTAGTTGCTACTGCCATGTTTATCTCCGCGTCAAGTATAACGAATTTAAAGGAAGTTCAGTACTCTCGTGTTCCGAATACCAAAACTCAACTTACCCACAAGGTTGAAGTAGCCCGCCATCTTAAATTTACCTCTGCGAAATGCGCCGACGTTCTGAAGATAGACGGCCTCTCCTTGAGGCAAAAGAGCCGCACATTGAATCGATATTTCATTGAACCCTTTAGTCAGTGCCGCTACGTGATGCATGTCAACATGATGAGCACTGTGCGCCTCGGTCTGGACATACCGAGGGTTACCTCCTCGATCGGGAGTGCTTTTGCCGTCTCCACCATCATCCTCTTCAGGGTATAAAGAAATGCCCGGACCAACTGCGGTGCTTTTATCTGAAGCTGCAGGAGACACAGGGTGAAACATGTTTTGTCCGAGGACTCTTTCACTCGCAGGAACAACGTCACCGTTAACAACGCATCGAAACTTCATGGTGCTATTGACGCCTTCATAGTACTCACGACCAGAACCGTCTCGGTACACACCTCTCCAGTTGTTGTAACTAAAAAAGAATGACCACTGAAGAATCGACACGGACGTTGCGTACGGTTGATACCAACGAAGAGTACATCCCGGAACATTGACAAACCGCTCTTCGGAAAACGTATCGTTTTCAGAATTTAATGTGTTGTTTGCGATACCCGTTCCGTAAATGGTTGATGTGTCCAGCATCGAGTCGGTTCGACTAAGCATGGCTTGCTCATGCTGAATATGCTCCGCACGCAACAGAAAATCTTTAGACAGATTTTGAGTTGTCAAAAGCCCATTAGCGTTTGACATCAAACCTTTGTCAGACCCAAGCTCGCTTGAATAGATTGAGGCAACAACGGGGTCATTTACATCACTAATCTCAGTTGACCTGAGCAATGGTTGGCCTTCCGTAGGTATTGGAGGCAATACAATTTTAGGCACTACAACCTCACTTAGCTATTTTGATGACGCTCAATCTTGAGTTTCCGTAATGAACCCTCGCACCTCGAAGAATCTTACGGCCTTCAGCTTCAGGAACAACCCACTGATTGCGATCGGCGTCAGCGGTGGGTCCTACTTTAGTGCCTTCCGTCCAGTACGAGGGAATCTCAGAACAAGTAAACCCCGCAATCTCTGTAATGTTTATTGGTCCGGTTGCGTTTGTCGCTTCGATTACTTTGAAAATCGGCACATTGATGCCCAAGTTGTTTGGCAATGTGTGCGCACCTCTACCATCAATTTCAGTTTGGGCCGTCCCTTTCGAGTTGAGGATTGAACCCGGCTTAGTAAATTTATCTTCTGCGTAAATGCTTGGGCTTATGCTACCTGAAGTAGAACCGTTACGAACGGCACAAAAACCAAAACCTCGATTGGTCCAATTAAATGAGTTTACCACTGCTGGGACAGACTCACTTGCGATTGTCCAATTGTCCCCAACTTTGTATCCAATCGAAAACAATGCAAACAAATCAAGGTATCTCTCGGCTTGAAAGTAAGATCCATAAAAACCGACTTGGAGGGTCCCAAGTTTGGACCCAAAATACTTCTTAATTTCCTCTGCTTCAGGTCTCAGCAAAGGTTCTATGCCTCGAAGCTCAACATCCATAAACAGAATCAACTTCTCGCCGGGATCAATACTCAAACCGCCTTCCGGTAGCAGAAACGACACATCTGATGTGTCACTGACCGAAGTCGTCCCAATTGCCAAAGGTTTGGATACTCCAAGAAGATCCTGAGACCGAAGCCTAAACCAGCCCGGAGTGTCCTCAACAAAACTACCTCCGGTATCCCAACCATCCGATGCACTTAAAACTTCATTGTTCAACAAAGCACCATTTTCAAATCCCGGAAACCGCGCCCTTGGCTTAGCCACATTATTTTTTGAGCCGAAAAATCCTGAACCCAACTCAACTTCGAATGGGGGCTCAATAGACGTAGTGGCTTGACTCAAAACTTTACTGGGTAAATGAGTGTTTGGAATTGATCTGCTAAAGACATCCGACTCTTCAATCTTGTTTGCTCGATCCGCCAAAATCTTTCTCGAATCAGACAAATTTTCGTCTCGAATCACATCTTCAACTTCAAAGTTAGGCACTGTTATGCTTTCTGTTTTGCCCTCTTGTCGAGGCGCTACTTGAGGCAAGTCGAAAGCCACAAGTCTGCGAGAGAACACACCAACAAAATCTCCAGCCTGAAACTTCAATCGTTTGCGCGACAACCTACGAACAACAAGTTCAACGGTGTGCTCTCCCGGCGAAACAGGGACAAGCGCACCAACCCGAACAGGCATAACTTCGGGGCCACAAGAAACCGCACGGCTGTACGAAAGCTTCTGGCCTGACCTACCAAGTTTTGAATCTTCGAAGTCAGATGTTGTTCCGCCACTTCTTTGACCAGCCGTAAACGGCTCGTCACTATTCAAATTAGGGCTCTCAGCAGCTTGAAGGCCATGAGCAGACTCTTCGAACGACAATCGTTTGCCCGTGATGCTTTCATCAACAATCTTTCCGTCGACTCGAAGAGCAAACTGAATCAACGTAGGGTAAAACCCTTGGGACAAATGATGGTATCCGCCAAGGTTTGGATTGAACCTTTCGTTTTTTGGGCTGATCTCATTCAAAGCAAAAGCAAATTCAGTGTCCCCGTCGTAGGTTCTTAAATTTGATTCTCTGTTTTTAGTCGACTTTGACGGAAGAACTCGCCATGACTTTTGAGGACCAAAAAAGTTCATGACATCCAGAAGATGCAACCGATATGGCCCTCCGAAATCAGTCCATTTTTTCCCGTCGGGTGGAAACTTTAGATCTTCAGACCCGCCAATGTTGTTTGTTTCACTGATGTAAGGTGGCTTCCACTCGTAGAATCCTTGCCAGACATATTGGACATACGCACAAATCCAAATCTTAGACTGTCCAGTGGTAAATTTTAGTTGTTGAGGTCCAGTTAAGTCCGCATTCTTAACCACTGCCCACTCACCGGTGTTCGGTACAACAAATGGTGGGCACTCTCTCTTCAAGTTCCCGTTGTCAATCGGAGTATACGGTGCATCCCGAAGAGTAACTCCATCAAGCTTTACAAAGTTGGGCGGCTTACGAATTCGACCACTACCTGACTTGTCTCGATGAAACTTGTATTGACTCTCAATACTTGAAGTGTGGATGTTGTAATAAGCTCCGTCAGCAACAGACGGAAACCCTGACGTAGGCTCAGGCTTCAAATTAAGTTTAAGATTTTTACCGTCAAAGTTATGTCGATCAAGATTACCGCTCAACAACTCCTGAACAGGTTGAGTGTCCTCATTCATTTCATGCGTATCGAGAATGTCTCTCGTACGTAAAAATCGTTTCGGGAAAATGTGAGGCATTACTTATCCTGACGAAACGGAACTCGCCCTCGCGGCGAGCCCTTAGTTGCAATACTCATCTCGAAAGAAAACGCAGCAATCCTCATCCGACCAAGCTCCCACTTAGACTCCTCTTGACTAAATTCAAGATATTTACGCTTTCCGACTAACGAATCTCGAAAGAGAGACACCCAAGATGAAACTTCACGAGTTGCATAACTTGTTGTCTTAGGAGGACTTGGTGAAGGGCTTCCTACAATTTCAATCTCAAAAGCCCAAGAAGTTGCATTTTGGATGTCAACAGGGACCTGACGCCAAAAGATTCTAGGGTTGTGAACTTTTGACTCACCAACAATTGCTGTTGCGGCTGAATCTGTAATCACAGAAGACTCGTCATCGGGACCGTGAAGCAGTAGATCATCAATCTCCACATAAGGTTTCCACGAACCGTTACGATAAAATCGAACAGTCGCATTACCGACCCAAGCATCCAACAATCCCACATAAAAACTTCGAACATTAGTTGGAATCAATCCAAACTCAGACGCAGAAATCCAAGATGATCGATAGCGAATTCGACGAGGTGGACCAAAATAATCTGTCGACTGACGATTCAGCACAAAGATTCTACTGAGATCAAATTCTTTATCAAAAGGAATTCTATTCATGTCCTCAGTAGGACTTGAAATCTCAAAATCTTCTTCTCGAATATCCGTTCCAATGGCCAAAGAATATCGAGTAAAGTCTGATGTGGAGCACATATCAGCAATGTCGATGCCCAAAGTTTGTCGGCGCCAAAACTCACCATCAAAACAGAACATCAGCAGGTTTCGATTGTTACCCGCTGGAGCTAACGCGCATCGATACTCTCCAGTTTCCGCATCAATGTTAGACGTTGCAAGGTTCATACGAGCATGATTTAGGTCGTCTCGAAACACTTGATCCAATGACATACTGATTCTCGCAACCTCACCAGAACCAGCCATGCCGTAAAATCCATCCTCGCTCAACCAAATCAACGTACCGTTCTTTAAAGCTGATATTGATCGAGGAGCGACACAACCAACACCACGAAGGAGTGGTCGGGGGGCCGTGAAGTTGTCATCAATGGCGTAGACATTGTTTTTGGTGAAAGCGAGCAAGACGCCTTGGTGAGAGGCCACGGCGGTGATTTCTGCCCCACTGCTGTCGGGGAATATGAAGTCGTCGCGTTTGAAGGTGCCGGGGAATCCGGGCTCGGAGCGTCGCAAGATTCCGGGGTCGCCGGGGGTGTTGGCGATAATCAAGCGGCCTTGGTGGGCGCATGCAACCCGGAAGACAGGGACGCTGACTACTTGGTCCCATTCTTCTCCGAGATCCGTGTCTGCCGCATTGTCGTCATGAATAAACGGCAACGATCCCGGAATGCGAGTCAAAAACCGAGGCGTCGAATCTCGATGTTGTGTGTCTTGAGTTCGAAAGACTCTTGTCGCAACCGCATGACTTGGTGCGCTTCCCGTCGAACGAATCAAAAAACGCCGAGTCAAGTCGTCAATTTCGCTGCCCTCTGGCGGCTCAACCCGGTCAAGAGATGTAAAACTTCCGTCGTCATCGGGGTCAGGCGCGGTATAACGACCATCCTTTACGACAAAACCCGCGTCGGTTTCCTCAAAACTTTTAAACGGTTTGGCTTGGTTCGACCGTATGACGGCAGACTCACTTGCCAAAGAAAACTCAGACAAGTTGCCGTATACGTCTTCGTATTGAACGTAGTAGTACCAAGACCCCGCAAGCAAAGAGCCATCGCGACCTGTCAGCACATCGCCGGGTGTTCCGATCCGGCCCGGATATGAGTACCCCATAGAGTTGGGATAAAACAACGGGACCTCGTCGTAGTCAGGCTGACTTGGACTGGAGACCACAGGAGTTGTCGCCCTCTTTGAGAATCCTAAGTCAACCACATTGCCGTCGAAGGAAATGACTTTAGCCCTGTCAACACCGTTTGTGAATACTATCCTGTCATTGATCACAACATACTGATCGGGATAGTCGGGGTTGTTGGCCGTGCTGATGTTCGACAGGATTACTTCATCTGCATCGGACGCGCCGCCGTTAAACTTGTACAGCTTTGATCCGAACCGATACAGCAAAGTGTCTGCGCCACCGTTCTTCAATCGCGCAAAAAACACGCTGTGAGGCTTTCCCGTCTTGAACCCATAGATCGGCGCGTCTCCGCCAATCTCAGACCCCAGAGTCTTCTCAACAGACTTTGTAACCTCGGTGCTTTGAAACGCGCCTGAAGATGTAGCAAACGCTTGGGGTTTGATCTTTAGAATAGAAGGGCCGACAATACTCGAAAGAACATTGTCCGGCCCAACTTCAAGGTTTTCGACCAACCAAGCAAGTGATTTTGATGGGTAGACCAGTCGCCCCTCACCGGGAGCAATGATCACAGTATCGGTTACTTGTTCTGCTGGTCCACCCACTCGATCACCTCAAATTAAAGGGTAATCTCATATTGCTTTTCTTTCCAAGCAGCAGACAACTTATTGTAGATGTCTTGGTCCTTTCGAAGAGCCGGTTGAGATTTTAAGACGCGAGCGCGCCAAGTCATGTACTTTTCGTTGTTCCATGGTGCTGGAACTTCGACAATGGTTTCTTCGTGAATCTTTTGTGCTTCAACAGGATCTTCGATCTCAACATCTTTGCTGTCATCTCGAAGAAGCGACTTAGGCGGAACCCAGCCAACCTTATCAGCGTCAAACACCCAACCCACAGGCATCCAATTGTGAACTGACCGATGCTCAACATGTCCGCTGACGTGCTCGATTCCATTCTTGGTCATGAGCGTTGCCGACCATGACGGTGAGTCTGGGCTGCTGCTCAAGATGCTTACCACCATGGCTTCTTCATACTGGTTGATAAGCGTTCGACGAAACATGACATCGCCGACTTTGACTCTCGGAATGGCGGTTAGCGTTGGATAAATCTTCACGGACATAGATACCTCTTAGTGTTTACTCTGTAGAACTGAACGTACCGTAACGGTGCCGGAAAGGATAACCCAAAATCGGAACCGGTTCGACAATCCTACCACTATTTCCGTATCGATCTCGGAAGACACGAACTAAATCTTGGTATCGATTCAAGTGAGCTTGTGCGCTGTTTTGATCATTTCCATCCGTCAGACTCACGTAGTACAAAGCAAGCTCGATCAAAGTGGGCACTGCTTCAGGATGAATCGGTGCTGTGTCTTGATCTGTAATGAACTTCTTTGGCAGACGTGACACACGAAAGTCAATCTCATACCGCTGGTCTTGATGAGGGAATACCTTCCACGCAAAGTACCCCGTACTGTGCTTCAAGGGTCGCTGATAGTCGTATAGCTCTGTGCCTGTCCAAACGATTCGACCGCCCGTAATCGCGGAGCTACTGAGCTTCGTAATCGAATCTGGTGTAGTGACTCCATCTTCGTGAAGCGTCGCAACAAGGTCGAAAGTAGGCTCAACCTCGCAAAGCATATAGAATCGATTGCTGGTTTCCGTTGCGTTGAACGCGCCCTTATCTTTCTCGTTAGCGTCCAAGTGCGCCACGTAGTATCGAATCCGCAAACCTGTTCGGCCAAACCGAGCGTAGGTAGAGTCGGCAAACCCTAACATGGCGTCAATGTTGGTTGCCGAGATTACAAGAGCCCCGCCTCCTTTCGATGGAGACTTTTGCTGAAACTCAGTAATCGGCGACGGAGCACTCTCAAACTGAGGATCGTGAATCCCTGAGAACTGATTGACTTCAGACGGAACAGAGTTCTTGTTGTAGGCCCACGTCAGACCAAATGAACTATCTTGCGCTGTGTCGCCTCCCGGAGTCACCAACGGAGACTTCTGCCACTCCTCATCCTTGCGGCCCCACACATACGTGTAGCAAATCGCCCACTTTCCGCGACGGAGACCTAAGTCCTCCTTCCACGTAAACTTATCTTCGAGAACAGAATTCTTAGAGTTCTCCGCCGTCACCACCTGCGGTGCCTCTGTCGGTGCGGGCAACTGAAAATGACGGCCCCGCCAGCATCGATACGGTCTTCCCGCTGACTCACCTTGAAAGTCAAGCATATCTTGTCGATATGCCCCAGCCGTATCAATCTTCCAGACTTGCTGGCGAGTGCCGTCAAAAATCCTACCGGGCTCAAAAAGCTCCGTGACATCATCCGTTAAGAAAAACTCAGGCTGATAAATCCTAAACTTCAAACCGCCACTACTTGAAGTTAAACTCAGCAACTCATTAAACGGACGGTCAATTGTAACCACGTACTGACTGACATTAGTGCTCGTGACTGGATCGGTATCTGATTTGATAAACCACTCCAGACATTGTCGGCGATGTATCCGTCCAGCCGAGTCTGTAAGCTCAATGTGCATCAGACCATCCCACTCACCCGTGACTTCAGGTCTCCACGAAGTGGTACTGGTTGGACCTGCAATACCTTCACGAGTCGTCGCGTCAACAAAATACAACAGACGTTTGTCGTTTTTGTACGTGCCTACCAATGCCGCAACATCAGTGGCGTCACTCTTTACTTCTGGAAGCAGCACAATGTGTTCTTCATCAGGAACGATTGCCTGCGGAACATCATTTGCCATTCGATCCAGAGCGACGTTCAAAGACTGACGGACTTTTTCGTCTTGAGTCTTACCGCTTGAATCCCAAGATCTCATTGCGTACAACTGCTGACGCAACATCTTCAAAGATACGTTCACAAAGCCTCCAAAAGACGAGAGGGGCGTAACCCGAAAGCTACGCCCCTCAAGTGTATCACGAAGTCAATGACTACGGGATGTCGACCTTAACGGTAAACAAAGCGCCTGCAGAACCATCATCCTCAAGAGCAACGCCGATAATTGCAGCTTCCTCTCCAGAGCCCATGGTATCAACCTGACCTGAAGTGTGAGAAACAATTAACTCGCCTTGGTTGACGCTGCCGTCACCCTTGGCCTCGCAAATGCCTGACTTAATGATCCAACCGTACTTACCGGCTGCAATCGCGCCTCCGGCTACCCCAAGGATCAAACCGGCAGACGTTGCTGCTGCAGCAGACACAATTCCGTTGAACGCAGCGTAGTCGCCTGTATCAATCGAAATAAGGTCTCCCTGAGCGAAAGCAGTTGATGCTTCGTCGTTAAAAACGAAGACCCAAGTCCGATCACCAGAATGAGTGGAATTTGAAGCAACAACCTCGTCCGCAGGTTGAGTCCGAAGAGTACCCAAAGGGTAAACTTCATTATCGTAAACTGCGGCAAATGGGCTTACGGCATCAGATCCGTCAACAACACTTGCACCAGTAGTAAAAGAACCAGCCATGATTTACCTCCTTAAGCCGCGCCGCCAGACACACAACCCTGAGCCGGAAGCTTAGTGCAGATCATGTTGCCTTGCATTGCGAAGATTGCGGTTACCACGTCCTGATCGCCAACCCGCTCCTTGAACTCCGAGATGTTCGGGGCTTCAAGCATTGGGAACTCGATGTAGTCCGTGTTGAGCATGTAAGTGACGCCATCAGCGGCATCGCTACTGAAGTCCCCGCGATCCAAGTCAATCGACGAGGTGACAGTTGCAAGACCAAGGTTCAAGCCCAAGGTGTTGCCTTTGTCAATCTTGTCGTCAACAAGGGTAACGCGAACGTTGTTACGACGATCATCTTCGAAGTTCGTGTAAGTGTCATCATCCATGTAGATCATGTCTGGACCCTTACCGATGCCACCAGCGTAGTGAGCGCACTGACGATACGTCTTACGAAGTTGCGTAATACCGTTGGTAGCAAACGCCGAAATGTCGTTGTATTGGTTGAAGTGGAAGTAGGTGTTGCTCTTTGTGACATTTTGAACGGAATCACTTTGAGACTCGATAGCCACAAAGTCCAAAAGACCGTTAGTGACGCCAGTTCCAATTCCATCGTTGACTTGACCGTTAAGCGAAAGGAATCCCTTCAACTCCGAAGTCTGAAAAGCAAGTCCACGGCTGACACCAGTCAGAAGGAACTTGTTCAGGTCAGCCTTTGCGGCTTCCATCGAGGTTTGTGGGTACTCTTCGATCAAGCGAATGATTGCCAACTTGCCAGAGTTCTGAGCGAGTTCACGCTTGGGAATGTTCACAGCCATTACCAAACGATGAGGCTCAACCTCAAACTTACGGATTTGTTGACGACGTGTCATGTTCAGTAGCTCGTCACCGACGTAGACACCAACACCACGAGCAGGGGCACCACCGGAAAAGGAACGTTCAATCTTTGTTCCGCCTTCCATGGGCATGCGAGCTTTAGTGTTAAGTGCTTCGAACAGTTCATTGCTACGAACAAAAGAGTTAACCAGAGGTCCGCGGAGGTCCGCAAACGTAGTATTCAGCAGTTCAGTACTGATAGACATTTTGTTCTCACAGATTGTGTTTGAAGGAAAAAACTACGATCCGCCTGCCCGGTGCGTTATCGTCGGACTCCATGAGCTACCCGACCGCGAATTGGGTGCGTGGTTAAGGTATACAACATGTGGCTCTAGTGAGCAATAAACAAACCTGATTTTGTATTTCGATTACGTGATATGGTTACCGCATGGCTAAGGCGAAGAAAAAACAAGACAATTCTCACAGTGGTGCAGACTTTGCAGATGCACCGGGATTGCATCAGGGAAAAATACGTGCGTTGTTCTCAACGCCTGATGCCTTTGTATCTATGTGTCAGATTGTCCGAGAGGATGAGTCTACAGGCTACATGGAGCCTACGCATACGCAAAAGAAACTTCTAAAAGCGTATGACGAAAACAGATGGATAATGGTCAACAAGTTTCGTCAGGCCAAGATTACAACTGTGTCTGTGATGCTTTTACTCAGAGACTGTATGTACTTAAGTGGCGTAAAAGGTTTGCTTATTGCAGAGCGCCAAGACACTGCCGAAGATATTTTTGAGCGAATTTTGTTTGCGTACAACCGATTGCCCGACGACGTAAAGATGCCTCTTGCTCCCGGACGAAAAGCTGGCGCAACTCAAATGCAGTTTATTCATGGTGGTGGAATTAAAGTTCTTACTGCTGGCGGTCGATCACCAGCAATTGGTCGATCGATTGACCGTCTTGTCATTACTGAGTTTGGTGAAGCTCAATGGCAACGAAAAGCAGCAATCAACATTTTCCCTACCGTAAACAAAAGACCAAACGCAAAAGTCATACTGGAATCCACTCCCGGCAGAGCGGGGTCTCACCACGAACAGATGTGGCGTTCGGCGTTGCAGGGAACCAGTAGGTTTTATCCGTTGTTTTTGGAGTGGTGGGAAGACGATAGCTGTCGGGAAGTGGTCGAGAACTTTCAGCTTACGGCGACCGAAAGAGATTACTTGCAGCGTCATCCGGGAATGAATTTGGCGAACATCGCGTTTCGGAGGCGGGGGCTCAACACGGAGTTTGTGGGGGACACACGTTTGTTCTCATGCAAGTACCCCTCTGATTCGTACGACGGTTGGTTGGGAACAACCAATCCCGTCATGCCAGCAGAAGTTTTGAAGCCGTGGCTCGCACAAGCCAAGCCTGATCCCGAGTTGTGCCCCTCGATGTGTCACGAGTTTGAAGGACCACAACCCGGAAAGCAGTACTTGATTACGGCAGACCCAGCAGGTTTTGGTAGTACTGGTGACAAGTCGGCACTCACTGTGTGGGATGCGATCGACTGGAAAGAGGTGGCGTTCTGGGAAGACCGCGAGCCGCCAGATCGATTCGCTCAAAGACTTCGCACCATACAAGACCGCTACAACCAAGCTCTGTTGGCAGTCGAGTCAAACGCAACTGCGTGCATTGCGATTCTAAAAGACCAGAATGTTCGCAATCTTTTGTGGACCAGTCGAAACCATCCCGGTTGGTACGCGACACAAAAGAAAATCCAAGAGTCTGAAGCACGATTGGTTCAGATGCTCCGACAAGGTGACCTCAAGATACAAAGTCGAGGAACGCTGCATCAACTTCTCAACTATGACGGCTCAACGAAGAAGCGAGTAAAGGGCGAAGACGGAATTCTGCACCACTTTGACCGCGCACGAACAGCCGTCATGGCAGCCGACATTCTCTCGAAAAGACGGTTTCACGCGCCCGCCCGAGAGGAACCTAGCACATATTCGGCTGGACAAGTTACAATCAGGCAGCTTGACGATCATCGTCGCAGCAAAAAGCAACAAGCAAAGTCACCCTTTAGACCCGCATCCGTAAGTTGGAGATAACCATGCCCGGAACCAAGAAAAAAGTATCCAAGCGCGCTCAAGAGAAAAGCTACTCTCCCGTGAGTACGTTTAAACCAAACGAGAAGCTTCCTGACGATGCCTCTACAATGGACAAGGCAAAAGCCGAAGCTAAGAAGAAAGATGTCGAAGAAAAATCTGCTCTTTTAAAAGCTCTCAAAGAAGCTAACGAGTCTGAGTGATGGCTGATGCCCCAGAACAGCCCGATGATGACGTTTTGAACCTTACAGGTCTTGCGCTTGAGGGTGATCAGCTTGCACAGTTTCAGCAGGCATATAATGAGTCTAAGTTGATTCGTGGGATGTTTAATCCTGACGGCTCGATCAAAGAACAGAGACCGCGACCGGAGCAATAATCATGGCATCAAAACTCTCAAAGCTGATCGACCGGCACCTGACGTACTACAAGCGATCAGAGAAGCGTCAGTTTGACAAAGCTCGACGATTCTACCGAGGCGATTTCTTTACGAGTTCTGATAGCGACCTGAGCAACACACGACTGGATTCGTACCTTTGCTCTAAGAACATGATCTACGCGATTGCTGACACTGCGGTCAGTGCTCTGCTTGGACCCAACCCATCTGTTGCTGCTGTCGCACGTACACCTCAATCTCAAGAGTCTGCTACCTCTGTGTCCGGCCTGCTTGAGTATGTCTTCCAAACCAATCGGTTTCGTCGAAAAGCAGCAACAGCCTTGATCGACGCGGTTCTCTGTAAGCGTGGCATTTTCAAGACCGGCTGGGACGCACAACGAGACATCCCCGTCATTCGTGCGGTCAATCCATCATCCGTGTTTTTTGACCTGACGGTTCGGGATCAAGACGACATTCGATACTGGATTGAAGCCACCGTTATCTCTTTTGACGAGTTCAAGAACCGTGTGCGTGCAGGTTTGTACAAAGCAGAACTTGTGACCGATGTCCAACCCGATCGGTACCCGAAGTGGCTGCAAGATCAGAATCAAAGCAGCGACACACAACAACTGCGTGATGCATTCAAGTGGGTCACCATCTACGAGTACTACGATCGTGAACGCGGAATCGTACAACACTATGTGAAGCAAGCTGACGCCGTAGTGTTCGAAGACAAAATTGACTACATCCCATACTCGATGTTCAGCCTCAACCAATCTGGCATTGACTGCCTTGGTTTGAGTGAAGTTCAATTGGTATTGAAACAGCAAGAAACCATCAACGACTTGCTGACTCACATGAAACAAATCACCTATCTTCAGATTCCGAGGATCCTGTACGATTCAGGACGAGTCACAGAAGAGGACCTGAACAAAGCTGTCGAAGCCAGTGCTGGCGCGTTCATCGGAATCAATCCGTCAAACAGTGAGACACTTCGAAGCTTGGCTACATTGTTCTACGAAATGCCCATCCCAGATGCCCCAACGGGTGTTAAAGAGTTCATCGCTCGACAGGAAGACGATGCTGCTTTTATTTCAGCACTTGCTGAGGCCGCCCGAGGACAGGTTGTCGGTGCTCGGACAGCCACGGAGATGGCAATCATCGACGCCCAAATGCGAACACGACTTGCAACACGAGAAGGGCACCTCAATGATGCCATCGAAGACGTTGCACGAAAAGCTTTTTACCTTACTAAAAAGTATATGCGGAAGCCTCGCCTCATCCGTATCGCAGGGGACAAGCGGTGGTCTGAGCTAGGTCACAAAGATCTGCGAAACATTGAGGTTGATTTTGAGATGGTCTCGTACAACCCGATTCGAAAGAACCCGGCTGTGATGATCGAGAGCCTGATTCAGATGATTCCGTTCCTGACACAAAACGAAAACGTAGACATCCGCAAGTTGACCGAAGAAGTGGTCGGTGGAATGGGCTTGTCACGACGTATCGTAATCCCAGAGGCCGAACTAGAGGCGATGAAGCAAGAGGCGATGGCTCAACAGCAAGCCGCTATGCAAGCTGAGGCTCAAGCGAAACTTGGGGGTGCTGCTGCCGGTAAGCCTGCAATCGAGGCTCAAGAGCAAGCTACCGAAGAGGCCGAAGCGCAACAAGTAATCGACAGCTTGTCTGAAGAGGAACTTCTTCAACTGGAACAAGAGCTTGCTGCTTCAGGACAACTACCCCCGACGGGTGAAGCTTGAGAGGTGATGTATGGCTTTGTCTAAACGAGACAAAATGCGAAAAGCCAGACTTCTAAAGAAGCACGGCTTGAAGGGCGCAAACAACGCGAAAAGAACACCTAAACATCCTAAGAAGAGCCATATCGTGCTTGCTCAAGAGGGAAGCCAGATAAAACTCATTCGATTTGGTCAGCAAGGTAAACGAGTCGGATCAGTTTCAGGAACTGCAGGCGCACCCAAGAAAGGTGAGTCCGCAAGAATGAAAGCCAAAAGAAAATCATTCAAAGCAAGACACTCGAAGAACATTGCTCGCGGTAAGATGAGCGCAGCTTACTGGGCAGACAAGGTGAAATGGTAATGGCAAAGAAAAAAACCAAGAGCCGCGTAAACGAAGCAGGTAACTACACCAAGCCGGGAATGCGCAAGCGGCTGTTCAACCGCATCAAAGCCGGAGGAAAGGGTGGTCGGCCCGGACAGTGGTCTGCTCGAAAAGCTCAAATGCTTGCTGCCGCATACAAGCGTAAGGGCGGGGGCTATAAGTAATGGCACTCAAAGCCTCTCAGAAGTCCCTTAAAACGTGGACGAAGCAAGACTGGACAACACCTTCAGGCAAGCCCAGTGTTCAAGGACCAAAAGCTTCGGGTGAAGTCTACGCACCAAGAGCAAAAATCAATCGACTGAAAGCAAGCAAATCAGGTCGAGCAAAGATTGCTGCAGCCACAAGAAAGAAAAGAAAGGCTACCCGTAAGGGTAAGCAGTTCGCGAAACATGGACTGCACAAAAAAGGCGGAAAGAAGAAATGAGCTACGGAAAGAAAACAGCGGTTAATCGCAAAGTAAAGAAACTCAAGAAAGAAGGAAAGCCTCGGAAACAAGCTGTTGCAATTGCTCTCACCATGAAACGTAAAGGCAAGCTGGGACCCCGAGGCGGATACAAAAAATGAGCTACATAATCAATAACTTACAATGCACAGGCTGCGACTTCTTCGAAGAAGAAGCAATGTATCGTCGATCAGAAGGACCACCCAAGTGTCCCGAATGCGGAAGCGCGCGGGAGATGAGCTTTCGAGGGTTTCGTTACGCTATCCACGGCCAAGGCCCCGGATCTTTTGCGGCTGTCGACTTTGGTGTTCTGGGCAAAGCAGAGACTAAAGAAGACTACGACCGGTGCATCGAAACAATTCAAAAACGTTTTCCCGGAAAGCGCGTCAACATTCAAGAAGAGACACAAGCTCAAAAAGCTGAACGCTTGGATACAATTCGACACAATAGTTGGAAACGTAAGAAGGCTAAAAGCCTTAACGACAAAATACTCAAAGAAGTGTCTACCGAAAGAAAGGCCCTCAAAGCCGAAGGACGTAAACTCGAAGGTAGTGCGGCTCAACTCGTGGGAGGTAAGTGATGCCCGACCCAAGTATTCGAAGCAGACTGTCTGACCTTGAACTTGTTGAACTCGCTGAGTTCAAAGCAGACAAGAAAAGTAGATCTCTAAGAACTGTAAAAGACGACACAATCCGAGATAGCAAGGTTATCGAAGACCGAAGGACTGGTGAACGCTTCACCGTACCAAACAAATTTATTCGTTCAATCGGAATCAACGCCGCGTTCGAATTGATGAACCCTGACATTTTCGAGAGTAAGTCTCGAACAAAATAATAACCGTAGTGGTAAAATTACCGTAACGCAATAGGATACGATCATGGCTGAGATGAAAGAAGAAATGAAAGAAGAGATGAAGACTGAAGACAAGAATCTTCCAAGCATGGAAGAAATGAAGGCTGCTTTTGAAGGTGGTGCCGAAATGTCTGAAGACGAAGACGCAGAAATGGACGACGCAGCGGCTGAAATGGAAAAGCCTGCAGAAGAAGCTATGGCCGAAGAAGCGGCTGAAGATCTCAGCCCATTGATTGAAACTCTTGGCGTCACCGAAGAGAGGGCAAAGATGCTTTTCGATGCCGCACAACAACTTGGTAAGACTCAGGGCAAAACCGCCCAAGAACTTGCCGATATGATTTCAACCGACTTTGATGTGCTCATGCAGCTTGAAATGGTGGCAGCCCGTGGTGACGGTGGCGCTATGGAACCGCCTGCTGCAGGGGCGATGCCAGAGATGGCACAACCAGAAATGATGATGCCGCCAGAAGGGATGTAAGCATGTGGGAAGAGGATAACGAAGCTGTTGACGGTGGGCAGGCTGAAGTGGCGGATGAAGCCGTCGCAGAGGAACCTGCTGAGGCTCCGGTAGAATCTGAACCAACTGTTGAAGCCAGCGCAGACGAGGGAGCGGACGAAGAGGTAGAGTCCGCTCCTGAAGTCTTTGACTGGAATGGAGAGCTTGAAAGTCTCCGAACAGAGCAGTGGTACAACGAACTCAATGAACCCTTGCGCGGAGCCATCGACCGTGGTTTCGAAACCAAGTACAACAACTGGGCGCGCGGATACCAAAAGAAGTTTGACGAACTTGCGAGTCAAAAACGCGAAGCAAACAAGCTGATGGAGGCTGCTCGACAAGAACAGAAGCGTGCAATGCAATGGATGCACGGAGACGTTGATCCACTTCTCGACAAACAAAAAGAAATCGACAACCTCAAGCTCAGCCACGAAGTCGCACTGCAGACTCTTCGCGAGCAAGCAGAAGCCGCACACGAAAAGTCAAAGACGACTTTCGGCGACCAGTACGAGGAAGCCATCAAAGAACGAGACGCTGCGATTCAACAAACCGTCGAGATGCAAAATCAACTCGACGAGTTCGACAAAGCCATCACGGAACAAGAAGTCGACAAGCTTGAACAGTACTTGGTCGCAAACGCCAACGACATCTACGAAAATGACGAGGCATTTGACGAGTTCCTCGAACAGTGGAAGAACGGTAAGACGGTCGATAACGCCGTTCGAGTCGCCCGAGCACTGTATGACACCCAGCCAAAAGCTGAACCAGAACCCGAGCCAGAGCCTGAGCCCGAACCAGTTCCTGAAGGCATGAAGCTCATGAACATGAAGCCGGACACCGCTGCAGCTACAGAAGGTGGTGAGCCTCGTACGTTCGAAGAGATGATGTTCGCACGAAAGATGGAAGCTCAACGAGAAGCAGAAATCCTTCGAAAAGGGTAAATAAGAGACCCCCGACGGCCTGAGCTATAAGAAAGTATAACATGCCTACCCTTCCTCTTGTCGCTGAGAGCGTGCGGCAGTAGCGGCGGGGATTGTTGCGCCTACTCCGATGCCCTTCAGAATCGATGGGTCGGTCGGGTCGAAGGTTCCTTTGTTATAAGGTGACTTCACATTGGTTGGATCGAAAACCAGAACGTGCATGTCTTCTGGAGTATCAACAAAGTTTGATGCCCTGTAACGTATGAAATCATTCCTTCTTGAAAATATGGATGAGTCGTGACCCATATCTTGAAGGGCCTCGTTTATAATTTTCTTACCACGAACATTGATAGCTCGATCTTCTGCCGGAAGTGAGGTCAACAAATCCCAGTATGAGTTGATTCCATCAGGAGAACGAGGAGAAACTTCTATTCCAGCATCGGACAACTTCCTCAGTATGGGATCGAGACGATCCTTCCCGATAGGGTCCAACAAAAACGCAGGATTGCGAATGCTGCTAAATAAAGGAATAACATTAGCGCCACGCCTTATTGTCCGTTTTTCTTTATCTACAATGTAATCATTTACGTGCTTGCTCGATAATGATGTGTAAATTCCGGGCCCCATCAATCCCTCTTTAGAGGGCTCGAATGCGTCAAAGCTCTTGGTTGTTGAGTGGTACAACGGTATCGGCTCACCAGAATTTTTGGCAATAACGCCCCGACCAAACCAAGATTTAAAGTTAGGCGTGTTTATTTTTGACCCGCTTATTTTGGGTTCATCAACCGCAACGTCCTTCGGTGGCTCCCCCGAAGGGTCACTTACTTTTTTTTTACCTTGAGTAGCTTGAGTCATACCCGAACCGGTGGGCCGGAAACCAAACTGACCCTTTGCGTCTTTTGCAACCATCTGCCCCGCAGCTTTTTGTTCATCTATTAGCTTACGCGCCGCGTTCTGTTGTTCCTTTGGCACGCCCTGAATAAACTCCATCTCAAGCTCATTGTACTGAGTAGGTCTCTTCGCCGCCTCAGCAGCAGCGCGCTTGGCCCGATCAGCCTCTAGCGCCTCTTGTTGTCCGGCCAGTTTCTTCACTCTGCGACTGCGAAGCTTTCTTGCTGCGTTCGGGTCTCGGCTTGCTGCGCTGACCATACTCTTGTATTGACGCTCACTCACAAAGAAGCTCGGCACATCGGCCTCTGTTGGAAGCGGAGATGGATTGCCCTTCTTGTCTTTACGGCCACGCTTACGCCACTCCTGACGAAGCTTCGACAACTCCCCCGCAGCCCCCGGACGAGCAAACATCTTTTTACCGCCAATGATTGCCGTACGTGGTCCAACAGGAGCCTCACCAGAACCATACTCCTGTGCCGGATCCTTCCTTGAACCCCTCAAACGCTTAGCTTCATCAAGATCTCTTGCCCTTCCTCCGGGAGTAAACGTGCCCGCACCGCCCGCAAACTCGCCAACACTTGCCTTTCCGTACAAATCCATATCGGTAGGATCGGTCTGACGTGTCGACATCGCGGCCCGTTTTGATGCTTCGTCTGAAGCTTGACGCTCCCGAGACAAAGTTTTTTGAATCTGCTGTGGCGTAAGTCTTGTCTTTGCACCGCGAGCAGCCGCAGCAGCTTCATTTCTAGCCGACATACCCTCATACGCTGCTTGCTTACCTGCGTCGTCCATCAAAGGCTTCAACTCGGTGGCTGCATCTTCTGGTGACAACTCACCTGCCTTCACACGATCAACATATGTCTGATACAACTCACGAGCTTCGCGAGTTGCAGGCGCATCTGGATTCTCTCGAAGCCTCTTGAGCGCACGGGCAAATCCCGCAATAGGAATAATCGGAAGTGCCGCAGCAGCAAGGCCCATGGCAGCCTCAGTCCCTGCTCCTTCCTCCCCCATCAGAAACCGCGCTCCAGCGCCTCCCGAGTACAAAAGATCCCCTACAAATCCGGTCACTTGACCTGAGACCGTAGGAGCCAAACCAGCAAGGCTAAGCTCTTCACCCAAGTCCTGAACGCGCTGCGCTGTGTCTCTACGCTTCATACCGGTTGCAATTTCTTGAGCCTCTGCTTCCTCTGACTCTGTCAGGGCACGATCTTCTGCCTTGAACTCTTCAGGAATCAAGCTCGGCATCGAAGTCGACTTTCGTTTTTCGAGCATCAATCGCTCGAACTCGTTCGGGTCCGTAGACATAGCGTCTTCAAAAGACATGCGACCTTTTACATCTGACATATCAAACCATCTTCTTAGCTACTTGAGATTGTTTCATTGCCTCGGCTATCTTGCCTCGTCGAGTTTTGTCGGTAGGACTTTTCTTCGAGGCTTTGGGACCCTTGATCACGCCCTTGCCCATCAAAATGTCTTTCTGTGTGACTTTGCCGTCGCCGCTTAAATCAGGGAACTTTGCCATCGTAAACTCCTACACCGAATCCAGTGTAACATGGTCAGTCCGATTTAAGCCCATAATTGTCTTTTGCCCAGCCTGAGCCCTTGAGCGTAAAGCTGGTTGCTGCAATCTGCTTCTTCATCTCACACAAGCAGTGCTCGCAAGAAGGTGTGGGGCCGTCAAACGGCATGAGCTTTTCAATTCTCTTTCCGCAGTCTTCGCACTTAAATACATACAGAGGCATCAATCCTCCTTCACGCCGACAAGAATCTCTGTCTCAACATCGTTTAGCGTCCGTGGGACCCCCACAGGATCGAGGTTGAATGATGCGATGAAGGGTGTGTGGGGCCCCGCGTAGCAACCCTCAACATTGTAGCAGAAGTAGTCCTCCGCATCTTCGGGAGTCAACCCTTTGCTCATCAAGATCTGAATGCATCGTTCTCGATCGTACAATGCCAATGGCTCAGTTCCGCATCGAGCCAATATCCCAACCAGCGCGTCATCAAATCCCTCGTACATGATTGCTTCAGGATTTAACTCTTCCAACGTTGCCATCACATCTGCGGGCGTAGAAATCTCTATACTCATTACGAACCCCAACCGTGCGGAACAATGTGACCCGGACCATACGGAGTCTCCTGCACCTTTATAGTCTTACCCGATGGATCTTGACCGTCGTATGCTTCAACATCTTGCAATGATGGGTCCGGCGACCAGTAGAACACCATGGTCTCATCGCCCGCCTTGCCCCAGTACCGACGCCATCCCTGACGATCGTAGTACGAATGTACGTCAAACTGAGCCTCTGGAACCCGCTCCTTGATCCCCCACTGATGCCAACCATCTGGAATGCGTATCATTCCTGCGTTGTCGCGCGGCGCTTCGGGCTCCGCTGGAGCCTCTGTGGTTTGTGGTGGCGTTGATTTTGTGGTTTGTGGGGATGTCGGCGGTTTCGTGGACGCAGGTGGTGGAGGGCGGAGGTCTTTCAGTCCGCGAACGAGGGCCATGCGGGCAACCATCTCGCGCGTGACCTCAACGCCAAACTCTCGCGCAGCCGCAGACTCGGAGATGACCGGGATGACCTCGTCCAGACGATCCAACACGTAGTCGTCTACCGGTACCTTGATGTGCAACGCTTCCTTCTTTGGCATGAGTCCTCCTGTGGGGGAACTGTATCACTGCGTACTTTTCTTAGCAAGATGGTAATACCACTGTGGTAAAGTGTTTTGGAAAATGTGTCCGGTTCGGAAAAGGGCTCCACAAAAAAAGGGACCCATGGTCGGCAGTCGGGGTGGCCCCCCCCTCTACAGCAAAGAAAGAAACAGTCCGGGTCCGGCAAAACTAACTACTTCCAACTACTTACAACGGCGAAAAGACTAACTAAATCCAAGTACAAACGTCCACACTTCTACGTACGGGCAGGGCGGTGTTGTGGCAACGACCTGCGATTGGTGGTGGCTTGATTGTTGGTGTGACCGGACTCGCCCTCACTCCATTGGTTGTCGCACAGTACTCCTTCCATGCAAGGGCCTTTCGGGTTTCCACTCGTTCCTCGCGGACCCTCCTAAACCATTTGTTCCAAATGGCTCAAGTCCCTTGCACTCCACTCCTCCAGTGCGTCATCCATTCCGTGATCGGGACGAGCCCGGTCACACACAACAATCAATCCAAACAAATCTTGGAGCTTACTATGTCTTGCTCACAACTACTCGAAACCTTCGAGAAAATCAGCACCACGAACAGCATCGAAAAGCTACGTGAGATGCAGACAGAAATCGAACTTGAGGCTCACGACCAACTGTACCACCTCGACCTCGACACCAAAATCCACGGGATGGACGGCTTCGAAGACTACTACGCATTCAACGACGTTCTGTGGGCTTTGAGTAAAGCAATCGGCCTGCGCATCAAGTCACGCGAAGAACTTTGGGTCGGCGTCGAAGGTATCGCTACCATCGTTTGATTCCATTCGGTGATCATCCGGCTCCGGTCGGATGGTCACAGTGTGCAATCAAGCACTAACCAACGACCTTGGAGGTCACTATGTCTCGTTCACAACAATCTTGGCTCAGCCGCGTCATCCGTCCCCGCTACATCCCGGTATCCGAGACCATGCACTTCATGAAGTACGGCTCAGTTGCCCACGGAAAGATCACCCTGAAGGATGGGAGAGAGATTGCGCAGACAGTCGCTATGATCCTCATCGATCCAGACACCGGCAACATCCACTTCCACTACCTCTGCAAGAGCATCGAGGTTGCTCGGCAGATTGCGATGAGCATGCCCCGCAGTCTCAAATCTTGGGTTCGAGGTGACAGCGAGTTCAACCAGCGCAAGAGCACCTACAGTTGGGGGGTAAAGGAGTCGTTCTACAACAACCCGGTGTTCTTCCACAACCAACACTTCCGGCACGTCGAGTGGCAGGGTCGACCTTCTTCCAAGCACGTCGGTCCCTACTGGCCCAGCAAGGCCGAGAAAGCAGACGCTGACTCCGAGATGCCCAAGTCACCCTACATCGACATCCTTGACCGTTCGGTTCAGGTCGACGACGTAAGCACCATGCTGGTTGACACCTCGGAGTTCATCAGCCAGTTCGATCGGTGGATGGAGGAGGCTGACGCTCACATCGACGAGCAGTGGAAATACAACCAAGTTTGATTCCATTCGGTAGTCATCTGGCTTCACGGTCAGATGGCTACAGTGTGCAATCAAGCGCAAACCAAACACTCAGGAGAGTGACATGAATCCATACTACGACGGCGTTGTGATCTTCGAAAAGGACCTGCTTCCCAAAGAGGTTGCCAATGACGATAACGCAATGTTCTTCCTCAAAAATTACGGCGGTGTAACGGTCTACCTCTGCAAAATCACCGGGTGGTGGTACTTCGGAAAACCACCCGAAATCTATCAATACTAAACCCTAACCAACAAAGGAGAATGACATGGCTTTTTCCGAATGCCGAGACTTTGAGATCGGCTTGATGATCCAACAAGATCCTCGTGCCGCAGAGGCCAGCCGTGAAGCTGAGCAGGAAGCTGCTGCTGTTGATTGGCTCGCTTTCCAAAACTGGGCCGAAGATCGCAAGATCCCAACTGAGTGCTGGGACGCTTGGCTCGACAACGGTCACATTCACCCCGAGTATCGTCCCGACCTTGCTCACTGTATCTACTGCGGCGCTGTTGACGAGTACGTTTGTACCTGCGACCACCGCAACGACATGTGGCCCGAGTTGAGCAAAGACACAGAGATTCCCTTCTAAACCCTAACCAAACACTCAGGAGAATGAAATGTACTCACTACTCGACATGACGAACTGGCAAGGTCCAGTCTTCCTCACTCCAGAGCAACTCACCATGGTTAATCTGGAGAATCAACTGGAACAAGAGATACTGCTTGCGCCAGAAGCCCACGAAGATCCAGACAACATCGATGCTTACGAGCGTCGTTGCCGGGATCTCCGCGAAGAGATGTCCGCAATGGGTGTTGACATCTTTGACTCAATCAAACCGTTCTAAGGAGAACACAATGCACGCTCTCATCCTCGCCCCCTCTGACAACAACCCCGGCTTCCTTGAAGTCTTCACCAGCATCACCACTGACGAAGTGGAAGAGGAAACCTTCCTCGACCGACTTGAGTACTACGAATCACTTCCGGGCTGGCAAGTCTGGCTCACCGAAAAAGGAGACTAAAATGCTAAGCGAAACAATCATCTACTTCTTTCAAGTAGGTGCACTTGGAATCTCGACAGCTATCTTCGGCATTGCATGGTGTACTGCCCTCAACCCTAAAGGATAATCTGAGAAAAAAGATTACCATATGAATACCACTGTGGTATACTACCCTCACAACTCAAAAAGGAGACATCATGGAAATTGATGCAAAGTACCTCGAAACACTTCGCAAGTTCAACAACGGCAAGAACGCTGATGTGCTTGAGAACGACCTGCCTCCGGGCACATACCCAATCAACATGACCGTCACAATCGAAGGTCAACTCAAGAAAGGAGAGAACGGCACAAGCAACCGTCGAAGCCGAGCAGGCATTGACAACGTACTTCAATACTTGCTGGATCGAATCAACGAGTCCACGTACAACTGTCTGGTCCGTGACCTTGATGCAATCCGCAAAGGCAACTTCAAAGTCAAGAACGGGCAAGCACGATTCGATGGACGACTCTCAGCAGTCATGCCTTACCGCGAGATCCAGCGATCCGGCAGCACCAAGTTCGACGGCATCATAACCATTGAAGACGTAGACATCTACGACAACCCAATGACCGAGAAAGGTCTCACAGTAACAAAAGGAGGTGAATGATGAAAAGCCGAAACATCTGGTGGAAGACAGCAAAACAAAGAGGATACCCGATTGAGTCCACAGTAAACGGCAAAGCCTACGTAGCCATCACCCCAACCGGCATAAGGCGAGTTGTCTTCTGGCACGGGGACGAAGCAAAGACAGCCCAAGACTGGCTAAAGCTAACAGCCCTACATTGGCTGCCTTGGTTGAACATTAAAGGAGGTGAGTAATGACGTACATATACGTATTGGATGATGGCAAAACATGGACATTAGAAAAGCCTGTAGAGGTTAGCGTCACGAAGGAGCAACTGGACAGAATCGAAGGAGGCGAGCCCATTTACAGTGTCGTTGATGCTGCAGACATTATGCCTGATTGTCCAGCATGTTCAGGAGGTGAGTGATGCTCAAGTGTAGCAACCCTGAGTGCGAATCTCACAAGGATGACAGTGCGATGTTCAATATCAACGTAACCGTAGACGGTGACCGTGACTTAACCGAGAACCTCAACAAAGTTGGGCCTGAGTATTTTACCTGCGCCTACTGCCAAAGCGAAGCCACCGAAGGAGGTGAGTGATGAAAAACAATACAGAAAACCGAATCAAGTTGGCTGAGGCCATTTGGGAAACACTCAGTCTCGATGACTTACATGAGCAGTTTATCTTTCAAACTCTCGAAAGATACAAAACGGACCCCGATGCATTTGAAGACGATTTGGAAATGACGCAACTTGATGACGAAGGAGGTGAGTAATGAATGACAGTGAAATGTTTGCATCGTGGGAACGAATCATCCACGACAGTCTCGTTAGCTTAACGACAACCGCGAAAGACTTGGGTGAGTTGAGGCGCATCGAACAGATGAACCCTCGGTCAGCTACTGCACGAATCACTAAGGCTAACACAGAAGAAGAGTATCGTAACAAATTCAATGGTCTGAAACGGATCATTGACCAAGCGTTGAGAGACGCACTTAACCACACAGGAGAATGAAATGGACCCTCAGCTACACGTAGACCTCGTGTTCAACATGCAAATCAGTCAGTCAGATGCTGCACTACTGCACAAACTAATCCACAACACGATGATGAAACCCCTCATGCAAGAGACACTCAAAGATA